AATTGGGTAAAGTGCCTGCTGTTTGTGTGTATGCACAACGTTCACAGGTTAGAGGTATTGGTGTTTCAACATTGGGAGACACAGCAGACATTCAAAAAGAAATATATGAATTCCATTCAGAGATTGAACAAATTGTAAGATTGACAAACCACCCTACGCTAGTTAAGAGTGTGGATACTGAAGCATCAGCAGGTGCAGGTTCAATAATACAAATGCCACAAAATTTAGATCCTAACCTACGTCCATTTTTATTACAACCAAATGGTTCTTCGATTGACAGTGTGTTAAAAGCAATCGAGAAAAAAGTTGAATCAATTGATAGAACAAACCATCTTGCGGGACTCAGGTCGGTTGATAGTCGCCGCCTCAGCGGAATTGCAATATCAACAGAGTTCACGCAACTATCCAGCAGATTGGCAATTTTTGCAAGTCAATTGGAACACGCGGAAGAACAAATATGGAGACTATATGCCTTATACGAAGGCACAGTGTTTGATGGCATTGTTGAATATCCAAGATCATTTTCAATACAAGACAAAGCAAATGATGTGAGTCTATTGAAAATGGCAAAAGAATCAAACATTGGTAATCAATTTATTAATGATGAAATAGACAAAAAATTATACAGAACAATAATGGAAGATGAGGCAATGGAAATAGAAGAGCAAGAATCAGCACAACCATTACAAACTGAAATGCAACATCCTACAATGAAGACAGCAGATGAAATGATTACACATATGCGTGAAATGATTGAACAAGGATATACCAACGAACAAATTATGGAATTGCATCCAGAGATGAAAACAATATTTGGAGAAGCAAATGGTGAAGAGACGCAGAGTTCCTAAGGACAAGAAAACAGCAATACCAAAAAAATATCTATCCGGTGTAAAAGGCGGTAGAAGACAAGAATTGGCAAGTCTAATTAAACGTATAAGCAGAATGGCAAAAGCGGGACAAAAGATTCCACAAAGTCTTATCAACAGGAGAGTACGTCTTGGCAAAAAAAAGTAGTAGAAAACCATTGAACAGTGCCACAAGAACTAACTTGCAAAGCAAAGCAAGAAAGAGTGGTATTGCATACAGCACATTGGTAAAAGTTTATAGAAGAGGTCAAGGTGCTTTTTTAACAGCAGGATCAAGACCGGGAGTGCCAATGGCAAGTTGGGCAATGGGAAGAGTAAACAGTTTTATTAGAGGTTCCAGAAAACACGATACAGATTTAAGAAGAAGAAAACGTTAATGGGAATAGGCGACGATTTAATGTGGCGTGCGGAAGCATATCACGAATACAAACGCACCGGCAAAAAACAAAGACCATATAGAAAAAAACAACAAACATATGGTAGTGAAATAAAAGCAGTATGGCAAAACACTCCTTGGTTAGATTTTAAAAAAGGAGAGGCATTTGAAACACACCCTAACAATAACAGACGTTGGTACAGTAGCGGTTCACCTTATAGACCAAAAGTTGCGCCTATTGATTTCACTGACATGGAAGAAATGTTCTTCAAATTGAATCTTAAAAAATATGGTGATTATGTTTTGATTAATCCAGATGCAAAGCGAAGTATTTTTGCAGACAACAAAAAATATTTTCGTTGGCAGGAAGTTGTTGATCTTTTACAAGACTACACATTGTTGCGTGCCAAACCAAATGATGCATTTATAAAAAATACCAATGGACAAGTAAATTTTACAAACCTTACAAACATTCCCACAAACAATGTGCGTGAAGCAATGGTAATGGTAAAATATGCCAAACTGGTGGTAACCACAGAAGGTGGATTGCATCATGCCGCAGGACAAATGGGTGTGCCTTGCATTGTGTTGTATGGAAGTCATCAAAGTCCCTTTAGAACTGGTTACCAAGGACAAATAAATATTACACGTAAAACACACTGTAACCCCGATGGTTTAGGTTGCCATGTTTTAAAAGGTGCTTGTCAATATTGTGAACAAGCGATGGATTCAATCGAACCAGAAGAGGTTGCAAAACTTGTGAGGGAGAACTATGACAAAGATAAAACAATGGTTTAAGAAAATTTGGAATTGGATAGTTGGTGTCTAATGGCAAAATATCAAGGTAGAAAAGTTACACTGAACAAACCTTTTAGAACACCAGGACAATCAAAAAAATTTGCGGTGTTTGTGAAAAACAGAAGCACAGGCAACGTAAAAAAAGTTCGTTTTGGAGATCCCAAGATGAGCATAAAGAGAAGCAATCCTGCGAGACAAAGATCATTTCTTGCTCGTATGGGTGGCGTACTGAAACAGGTGCGTGGACAAAAAAATTTAAGTCCTGCATTCTGGAGCATACGTGCTTGGAGATCAGGCACAAAATTATAGGAGAAGTATCATGCCAGGAACAAGAGGAAAAAAGAAAAACAAAATGAATAAAGGCAGAAAAGGCGGCACAAGAGGCAAAAAAAGAAGATAGTAATAAATAACAGTAGTACTGCCAAAGAGGGCAGGGAGTACACTCAACTCATTAAATGGAGGAAAAATAATGAACGCAGAAAATGAAGCGGTAAAATCTCAGGACACTGCACCTGAAGTGAAAGAGCAGGCAACCACAACGGTTCAAGAAGAAACTACTACTCAAAATTTTACACAGGGCGATCTGGACAAGATTGTTGCTGATAGGGTGGCGAGGGAACGTGCCAAGTACGAGAAAAAGTACAAAGGCATAGACGTTGATCACTACAACAAGTTGGTCGAAGCAGAAGAGAAGGCAAGGCAAACTGAGTTGGAAAAGAGAGGCGAGTTTGATAAACTTGTTAAAGAACAAGCGGACAAATTCAATGCTAAGATCCAACAATATCAGAATGAATTGACTTCTATTAAGATAGACGGACAATTATTGTCAGAGGCATCTAATGCCAAAGCAATAAATCCTAATCAAGTAAGTCAATTGCTTAAAGGGCAGTTGCAACTGAACGAAGCGGGCACTGTGGATGTGATCGATCAAAAAACGGGTCAAGTGCGTTATAATGACAAAGGTGATCCAATACAAGTTAAAGACTTGGTAAAAGAGTTTCTTGCAAGTAACCCACATTTTTTAAGTGCAGGACCACAAGGTTCAGGCACTGGTAAAGGTGACGCTACTAAAGAATCGTTGGCCAATGACGACATAAACAAACTAAACATGAACATACCTGAGCATCGTGCTAGGTATCGCGAGATTATGAAATCACGCGGCGTTAATGTTTAATAACAACAGGAGACATCTACAATGGCAAACGAAGTAGATACAGGTATAGGAACTGCGTTTTTTAGTAATGTAGTCCAAGCGGGTCTTTTCACATTGAACGAAACTTCAATCATGAGACCTTTAATCAGAAACTATGATATGTCTGGAACTCCAGGGTTAACTGCTCAAGTTCCAATATATCCAACAGTTGCGGTAACAACACCAGATGATGGTGCAGACCTTTCAAACGCGGCATTCGATTTGACAACATCAAAAACGATTACAGCGTCAGAAAAAGGTGTGATGGTTACTTTAACTGATCTTATGAAAGAAACAGCATCAGAAGATGTTGCTTCAGCAATAGGAAGACAGATCGGTTCTGCATTAGCAGAAAAGGTTGACACAGATATTGCCGCTTTATTCTCAGGGTTTTCAAACACTGTGGGTACAGGCGCAGATGAGATCTCAGTAGAAGATCTTTTCAAAGCGGCGGCAACATTAAGAACTAACAAAGTTCCTAGTGGACCATTATACTGTGTGCTACACCCAAAACAAGCGTTCCAAATCAAGAAATTGTTAACAAACGCCGGTACAACAATCGCTCACAACCTATCAGACATAGGTAATGAAGCATTGAGAACTGGATTTGTGGGAACACTTGCAGGTATGCAAATTTTTGAATCTACAGTAGTAACTGGTGATTCAGCAGGTAAATTTGTTGGTGCGGCATTCCACGGCGATGCTTTAGGTTACATGGTAAAACGTAACTTAAGAGTAGAGAACCAAAGAGACGCTTCTTTAAGAGCGGACGAGATCGTGGGAAGTTTAGCATATGGCGTGAGCGAGATTTTCGACGAATATGGTGTCGGGATCATCGGGGACGCAAATCTATAATCATAAATATTTGTACATTAAGTTTATACTTTTTGTGCTCATATACGGAAAGGGCGGACTTGTTTCGCCCTTTTCTTTTGACTGCGGTATAAATACAACATCAAGCAGAACTTGATAAAAAATTATAGGAGGGAAGTACCCTAATGGCAACATTATTAACCATTGCAGACATTCAAGACTACGAACCAGATATATTAAATTACGGCATCGCTGACTTTGACGAGGAGATAAGTAAGGCACAGAATGATGTGTTTAGAGACCTCAGAATACGTTGGTGGGCCACACAACAGATTGGATTATACGATCTAAAATATTTGGCATCCGGCGCAGTAGAACCAGACGAAGATATGTACAACGCCAGTCAACTTACAAGAGCGGCAGTGTACCAATGTTTAGGTTTTCATGTATATCCAAAATTATCAAAATTCGACGCAGAGGAAGATATCTTCGAAAGAAAGATGAAACACTATCGTACTGAATACGAAAGAGAATTTGACCTTGTGTTGAGAGACGGTGTAGAGTATGATCATGATTCGTCCGGCAATGTAAGCGACGCTGAAAAGGAACCTACTCATTACCTCCGTTTAAAAAGGTAAGGAATGAGCAACAGAGAAGACATAGCATCAAACATCCTACAAGTCTTACAGGATATGAATCCACCAAGACCAGTATTGGTCACAAGGGAACCATTCGAGGTGGAGAAACTTGCAATCACACAATTTCCAGCAGTACTGATCACAACTGGCAACGAGACCCGTGAGGACAATGCCATGGGCGGCAGTAGAAGAGGCACCATCGAAGTGCAAATTAGAGGATTCGTGAGAGCAGATGGTAGATCAGCACAGATCATCACAGTGGATCAAAAACGCAATGAATTAATTGAAAGAATAGAAGAAACATTGAACCAGGACAGAACTAGAGAACTTACTGGCAAAGCATCAACAACTAGAGTTAGAAATGTTGAGGTGGTTGATCGAACACCACCATTGGGTGAATTTTTGATGACAGTTGATGTACAATATTCTTTTACTAAAGGAGCATTATAATGGTAAAATATATCAAAGTGTACAAAGACGGTGCAAAACAAAACATAGAAGAAGCACAATTAAACAGATTTATTGAGAATGGTTGGCAAATGAAACCAACAACTCAAAACAAAATTCTTAAGGCAGATGCCACTGTAAAACCTACAGCAATCGCATCTGAGTCTAAGAATACACTTCTGGCACAACCAGAAGACAACCAAACCCCTTCCGAGGAATACGTCGACGATTTGGATGATATTGCTTGGGAGATCGAAAACCTAAAAGAGGAGAACGAAAATGGCAACAATAACAGGTGAAGCGGGGAAAGTGACGTTTGGTACGGATAGTGGTTCTGCAGGAACGCAGGTTGCAGAAGTAAGATCTTGGACAGTTGAACACACTAAAGACGCTATAGAAGACACATCAATGGGTGATGCCGCTAGAACATATCTAAGCGGTTTACACGCATTTACAGGAACAATGGAAGCATTATATGATACTGCTCAAGTTGGACCAGCGGCGACAGTGTTTGACCCGGCAAATGACGCACAGTTACAGGTGGAATTTTTTCCAGCGGCAACAGGTGTGAAATATATCGGAAACGTTATACTGACTTCAGTTACAAGAACAGCATCATTCGATGATGTTGTAACCGTTTCGTGTAGTTTTACTGGCACGGGACCATTAACAGAAGTTAACATCTAAAGATGATTAGCGGAAGCGTTAAAAACTTAGACACGGTCCTAAACAGCATCAAGAAACAAATTGGTACTGTGGCGGATCGTGTCGCTAACAAAATTTTGAAAGAGGCGAGAATACACACGCCGATTGACAAAGGCAGAGCAAGACGAGGTTGGAGACTGAAGAAAAGCACCAGCACAGCACGTAAAGAAATACGTGTGACCAATCGAGTGCCTTACATTGGTCTGCTAGAACGAGGGCGTAGTAAACAAAGGCCACGAGGTATAGTAAGGCCAACCTTAGCGGCATTTAAAAGAGGAGGAAAAATCTAATGAGTAAAGTGTTAGATAACATAAAAGGTCACTTCAAAAATAAATTGAATGGTGAACTTCTTAAGACTACTGTGCCTGAATGGAAAACAGACATATATTACAAACCTGTTTATTCTTTTGCTGTAGAATCTAAAATTATAGACCTACAGACACAAGGCAAGACAGTAGAAGCATTGGTTGAGTCAATTATTAACAAAGCACTCGACCCAGACGGAAAACCTATGTTTCATAAATTTGACAAGATCACTTTGATGAACGAGGCAGATCCTCAAGTATTGATAAGAGTTGCAACTGCTTTAAATAATGCAACCAGTGAATACAAATTTGAGGAAGTCGAAAAAAACTAAAGGAGGATACTGAATTATTTCTATTGATGCACATTGCCAAACATTTAGGCAAATCGGTAGAAGAAGTCATGCAATTCAGTGTCCTGGAAATACAACTTTGGAGTGCATACTTCAAGATAGAGCATGACAAAGAAAAGAGGGTGATGAACAATGGCCGAACAGGTACGTCTAGAACTCGTCGTCGTAGATAAAACAGGCGCGGCACTAGGCAAAGCAAAAGGACAGATAAACGGACTTAACAAGAGTCTTGGCCGTACTACCAGTTTGGCAAAAGCGGCAGGGGCCGCCCTTATTGCCTTTGGTACTGGTGCAATCATACGTGGTTTAATTGGTACCATAAGACAGTTCGAAGACCTTAGAGCAACACTTGTCACTGTTGAAGGTTCAACACAACAAGCGGCAAAATCATTTGACCTTATCAAAACATTTACAGCAGGTACAACTTTCCAATTAGGTGAAGTAACAAATGCTTTCATAACATTTAGAAACGCAGGATTAGTTCCAACCGAAGAGTTCATGTTGAACATTGGTAATATTGCCGCTGGTATGGGAAGAAGATTAGATGATGTTGCAAGAGCAGTATTCAATGCCACAACTGGTGAATTTGAAATGCTTAAACAACTTGGTATCAAGGTCAAGACAGAAGGTGACAAGTTAAAAGTTATATTCAGAGGTGTAACAACAGAAATAAGAAACAATGGTATAGACATTGTAAATCTTGTTGAAGAAATTGGTCAAAAAGAATTCAAAGGTGGTATTGAACGTAGTGCCAAAACACTTTCTGGTGCATTTTCTAATTTACAAGATGCCATTGCCATTGCGGCAGATGAAGTTGGTGAAGGTGGACTTTCAAGTGCTTTGACAGAAGTTACAAGGGAGATAACAAAAGCAACTCTAGGCACGGCAAATTTAGCAAATGAAATAGGTAAAGCATTAGGTGATGCAATATTATTTGTAAGAGATAATTTTACATTGTTAACAAACGCAATAAAAATACTTGCACTAGGATTATTTGTTAAGAAGGTTTACGCATTACGAATTGCATTGTTAGGCACCGGCACAGTGCTTAAAGGTTTGACAGCGGCAGTTGCCGCATCTAGAGTGGTGTTTATGAAACATCCTCTATTCTTCCTTGCCACAGTAGCAGTTGGTGGTATAATTTTATTCAAGGATCAACTACAAAAACTTGGTGAAAAGTTTGGTTTCCTTACTCCTAAGGTAGAAGAGAATACAGAAGCGACAGAAAATTTTGTGCATGAAATGAGTGAAGTGCCAACTGTTTCAGCAGAGGCATCTATGGCACAAAAATTATTAGAACAACAACAAGAAGCAGTTGCATCGGCAACAAAAAAAGTTACAGACAAATTAGAACAATCAATTAGAGCACTTGAGGCAAACGCAATAGCAAACAAAGTTGATGCAGAGATATACAAAATGAAAACTGGCGTGTTGAAAGACATGACTGCAGAACAAGAAAAAGAAATACGTAAGTTAATTGAAAGAGAACAACAACTTAAAAAAGTTGCCGCGGCAGAAAAAGCATTGCCTAGTATTATGGGCAAAGTTGGTGGCACATTTGATACAGAAAACCAATTTAAGAAAGAATTTGAACAACTAGAAGTTTTAAGAAATGAAGATTTAATCAATGAAAAGAAATACAATGATGCTATTGCCATACTAAGACGTAAGGCATCTTTACAAAGAGAAAGAGAAAGTAAAGAAAGAGTTGATCGTGCCGTAAACCTAGTGTTAAAAGGTCAATTAGAAGAAATAGATTTACTTAATAAGACAGAAAAAGAAAAGCAACAGATTGCCCTTGGTGCAGGTAAAGAAGCATTGGCAGTCTTGGCAACACAGAACGAAAAAGCATTTAAATTACAGAAAGCACTTGCCATTGCACAGGCATTGTTGGATGCAAAATCCATAATTTTATCTTTCGCAAGAGCAGGCGCAATATTTGGTCCAATAGGAGCGGCGGCAGGAGCGGCGGCAGGAGTGGCGTTCACAGCGGCACAAATAGCGGCAATATCCAGTCAG